CTTGATTCCTTGCTCGGAAAATTGATCCCCGAGTTGCGAGCTCAGCTGCAGGCGATACCCGACCGGGACCGCATGTGTGCGAGAGAACAGGTCCGTCTCGGCGACGTCAACGGCCATGACCGAAGGAAGGTGCGCCGTCAACGCCCTCGTGCCGGACCCCGTAGCGCGCAGGATCGACCCGGAGCACGTGCCGGGGAGGAGCCGCGCCATGATGCTGTTGCCTGGCGTCGCGATGCCGCTGTCGTCAGAGAGCCGCAGCGCGGCTAGGTAGGGAAAGAACCGCGAGGTGTGCGCGACGAGCACGTAGACATCACCGTTCTGCGCCGTCGAGGGGGCCAGCGTCGAGCCGTCGTGCCAGGCTCGCGAGACCAGACCGTGTCCCTTGAGTCGCGTGAAGCTGACGTCCGACGTCGTCAGACTCTGAAGCGCGACCCCGCTGTCGATGTCGGCCAGGTCGGTTCGGGTCGCGGTCCGCTCGGCCGCCCAGTAGAGCAAGGGGAGACCATCGGAGCCGTTCGCCCCGAAGCACGCGGTGATGCGCAGGTAGGTCGCCGCTCCTGCATTTGCTCCGAGCGCGGCCACGAGACGCGAACTGACGACCAACGAGGCCGGCGTCAGGAACCGGGCTGAAGCCACGAGCCCATTGACCCACACCACCGCGATCGACAGCCCACTGCCATCATACGTTACGGCGATCGGACCGGTGATGGTATCGGCAAAGGTCGCAACCGATGGAAGCCCGGTCGCAGGACCGAGGGCCCCGAACGGAGCAATGTAGCCGACCCGGAATCCGCCGCCGGCTCGCGCCCAGGCGATAACCGCTGGTCGCACATCGAATACGCCGAATGGCGCATTGGGCGCTGGCTCGACGTCATACTTAGGGTTGGTCCCATCCAGGTCGCTGGTCAGCACGCGGACAACCGGAGTCGATGCCGGAGTCGACGGGTTGATCACCGCAACGAAGATTTGCCCAAGGTCCTCTCGAGTCCACAGCACATGGAGAACATCTCCCACGGCCACGCAGGACGTGTTGCGCGCCGACGTCGATCCATCGAGGATGGCCTGGCTCTGCAGCACGCGACCGGTGGACGTCTCGAGCACGGAGCACCGGATACCGCCGCGCGAGTCGTCCCAGGCGACCACGCTCACGCCATGACGCGTCGCCATGTCCGGCTGGCTCTGGTAGGACCCCGTCCTGGCGATCGGCGCGGTGGTCGCCGTGGTTGCCGCTACCTCTCCGGAATCGGCCCAGCGATCGAAGCTCGGCCGATAGCTATAACAGCGCTTGTCGGTGAAAAGTAGCACCTCACCATCGCGTTCCGCGAGCCCGCGCGCGTTCGTGATGTCGCCACCGCCGCTCTGGACCTGCGTGCTGAGGGCGCGATATCCGGTCCGCTTGCTGAGCGTGGTCTGCTTGGTAAACACGCAGTTCTGCAGGTCGAGAAGTTGGGTGACTGGGACCTGCTTCGCGTCCGTCCGCGTATCGATGCCACCCTGGAATTGTATGGGTAGCGGGGCCTTGCCATCGAGGGGCATCAAAATGCTCCATTGACCGAGTCAATACGCGGGCGCATACATGCCGCATGGCCAAACTCATCGTTCTCGTCGCCCTGGCGGCCGGATGCGCCAACATCCACGTCAACCGTGCGGCGTTGGTTGCGAGCACGCTCGCGCTCGCATGCGATGCCGGGCAGACGATGCGCGCAGCACGAGAGGGGTGGAAAGGCCAGTTCGAGCAGAACCCGGTGATGGGGTCGCACCCGGATCAGGCCACGGTGGCCGGGTACTTCGTTGGGGCGATCGCCATCAATTCTCTGGTGTGGCTCGTCACCCCCGATCGACACAAATCGATCGTCCCGGCTGGAGTGATCGGGGTGCAGGCCGCGGCGATCCACGGGAACCTGCAGCGCAGCCTCGGGATGTGCGGGCTCTAGATTTTTGGGGTCGATCGCCATCATGGGTGATCGACGAACACGGTCGCCCCGATTACGAATAGGTTGATGGCAGTCGCCGACGCCAGGACCTCCAGGTACAGGTTGTCATTTGTCGCGACGGTATATGCGCCCGACGCGGTAACGATGGCTTCGTTGGAGCCCGGGGAGGCGATGGTAGCGGATATCACGCTCAGCGTGCCCGTCCCGGTCTTGTCCCGGACGATGGTTATGCTGACTTGCGGAATCGTCGTGATTCCAGATCCGGTGCACACGTTGACGTTGACCTGCACAATACGGTCTCCGCTCCGCAAACCGGTGAGACTTGCGTGGATCGATGCCGAGTTCGCAATAGATCTGGCCACGTGGCCAAACCCGGCGTTGCTGGTCATCTGCTGATACGTGCCGACGGATCCTGGGTTGGCGCTCGCGGCGAACGCAGATGCCTGGATCTGCATCGGCCATACCTGGCCATGCGTAAATGAGCTCGTCGAGTCCAGCGCTGCCCCGCCAGAAATTGTCACCCCACCGGTAAATGCGTTGCTCGCCGTGAGCACGCCCGTGCTCCCCATCTGCAACGCCACGGTGGCGCCTGGCACACTGGCCGGGAAGGTCACCTGATAGCTCGCGGCCAACGAAGTCGGGCTCGCGAGTCGGACGCGATTGGTCGGGACACCAGCAGCTGGATTCGCCTTGTACTCGTAGAGGTCGACATCGGCGTTCCGCATGCGCGCGTACTGGCGCACCCCCGCGCCAATCTGCTGCTGAAACCAGTAGCTGTCGGTGGCGTCGTCGAATATCACGAGTGCTCCGACCCCCGCGTAATCGCCACCGATCCCTCCGGTGAACGCGGACACGTTGAGCGCCGCGCCATCCGTGAGCTGGACGTTGCTGCCGCCCGGGGTGCGCCAGTACAGGTTGCTGTCAGCCGAATTGAGCCAGAGCGCGCCGGCGAGTGCGGTGACCGCGGATGACGCCACTGCGGCGAAGTCGATCGCCACCAAGTCGGTGATGGCGTGCGAAGTTCCGCCGCTGGACCACGAGACGTCGGAAGTGACGTTGAGCGCGGCCACCGGGACCTTCACCCCCTTGCCCGTGGTGTGGTCGTGCGCGTCGATGAGCTGATAGCTCGTGTCGAAGATGGTATCCCAGGTGTCAACGCTGCCGTGGTCGGTAGGCAGCACGAGCCCCATGTTCGCGGTAGGTGGCTGGCTCATCAGAATACCTCCAAAACGGCGCCAGGTTGCGCCACGCCGATGCAGGTGATGGTTACCTGGGTTGGGGTTGACGACTTCATCGCCCAGGCCCAACTTGCGCTGGCGACCGACGGGGTGATGGTAACGCCGGTCGGCGTGCGGCCGAGCCCGTGCGTGATTACGGTGTCGCCGACCGCTAGGTTGCTCGTAATGACGGCGCGGTCCTTCAGCTGGTCGGCCGCGCGCTGCGCGGACTGGACGACCTGGCGCATGGTGATTGCCGTGACTTCTCCGCTCGTGGTGGCGATCTGCCGGGGGCGCGTCGCCGGGCGCTCGGGGCGCTGGGTCGGCATCACCACCACCCATCCCATCCCAGACCGAGGTCCGTATCTCCGTCACGGCGCGGGTTGTCGATGAGCGAGAACGCCTCGCCCGCGTCGCGCGCGTCGGCCGCGGTCCTGAGCATCTGCCCGAGCCTCTCAATCATCGGGTCCACCGACGAGGTCGACAGGTCGGAACGGATGAGCATGTCGCGCTGCGCAAGATGAACCACAAGCCGCTCCTCCGCTGGCACGTCGAAGGTAACCAGCGAGACGTCATTGACGTCGCTGAACTGCACGGGCAGCGGGGTGTACCAGGCCTTCCCGGTGCCGCCGACATGGTTGGGCGCCAGGATGAGGTTGGGACCTTGCAGCCGGTACCGCACCCGGTGCATAGAGTTCCCGGTCGAGGTGAACTGGTGTTGCGTGTCGATGTCGTATGGGTGCGCGCGGAAGTACCGCGTCCCATCGCTGCTCACGTCGAGGTGGCGCAGCTTGTAGAAACTGGGGGCGATCGTCGCCAGCGAGTAGACGTCCGTGCCGGCGACGATCGAGAACGTCGCGTCGAGCGTGTAGTAGTCGGCCCAGCGCTGAACCATCATGTCGTACCCCTCGAGCAACGCGTAGTTGATCCCCTGGAGGAGCACGGCCGGCGTGATGTCGTCCGAGGTCTCCCACTGGCCGAGCTGCTGAACGGCCAGCGACAACTGAGCGAAGCTTCGGGTGTACGTCATAGCTACCGGTAGACGCTCGTGTCGAGACCGGATATGGTCAGGACTGCCAGGTCAGCCGATGTCAGGTCGGTCGCGGCACCGGCCGCGGCGAAAGTTCGCAGCGTGATGACCCCGGTGATCGGGGAATGCGCTGACACCTGCGCCCACAGGCCGCCCGTGCCCATGACTTCGGTCTCGACCGATAGCCAGGCGAACATCCGCCATTGCGCCGCCACGGTAACGGTGTAGACCCCGACGCCAGAACGCGTCGGGATCTCCGCCGCCAACGTGCTCATGACGCTGGCCTTGACCGGCCATAGCGGGGGGATGATCCCGTTGGTCGGAGCCACCGGCGCAGAGGCGCCCGTGCCGACAACCGCCAGCCGGTAGTATTGGACCCCCATCGGGTAGTCCTTCGAATCCCATCCTCCTCGGTTGAGCATGGTGGCCCCTTACGCCAGCTGTCCGTTGACGTTCCAGCCGGGCGCCTTGCAGCTGAAATTCATGTACTCGCCGACCCTCGACTCGTAGGCATCCGCGAGCTCGGCGACCTTGATGATCGAGCCGGCCCTCTTCTGCAGGAAGTTCGGCGCGGCGCCGGCCGAGAACATGGTGATGGTGTCCATCGACAGCATCCACACGCGCTTGGTCTGGCAGCACCGGTCCGAGTAGATGGTGAGCTCGTGGCCCTCCATCGTGACTTGCCAGCCGCGGTAGCCGATGTCGGCCATCTTCTTGCCGCCGTAGCCGGCCGCCTGGTCGACGACCCACTTGCCCTCGAGCTGCTTCGTGAGCGAGCCGAGCGCGCGCGGGTTCGCGAACACGACGTCAGGCTCGCCGCCGATGTTGTCCACCTCCTGCACCATGTCGACGAGGAGCTCGTGGATGGGCCGGGAGTCGGTCCCGTCGACTCGGATGCCGCCCAGGAGCTCGGGCTCGGGCGACCTGTCGACGTTGTAAAACAGCGTGCTGGTCGGTGCGGTGTCGGGGAACCAATCGATGAGGCCGGCCGGAGCGAGGCCGTTGGTGGCCGCCGCGTTGGTGATGGCATCGCCGTTCAAAAATACGAAGTCGTTCGTCGCCGCGGTGGCGATGCCCGTCGAGATGTTTGCCGTGAACGTGATGGTTCCGGCGCTGCGCTGAACCGAGGCGACGACGAGCGTCCCGGTCTTGATGGTCTGGATGGTATCACCGGCACCGGCGCTCAAAATCACCGTGTCGTTCTTGACCAGACCCCACGTGCCAGCCGCATCGTCGAGCGTCATGACCGTGGTCGCGAACGACGTGTTGGTCATGCGGCCGATGTGGCCCGAGCGCGAGCGGAAAAACCTGAAATTCAGGTAGTTTCCTTCGGCCTGCATCAACTTGTCGAACTCGTCGAAGGCCGGTTCGAACGCGTCCATGTCGCCGTCCGCCGTCGCTTCGATGGTCTCGTTGTCGACGCGGCCGATGCGGTAGTGGCGCGCGCGTTTGACCTGAAATGCGGCGTATTGCGATGCGTTGGTGCCGGTCAGCGCGTTGAGCGCCGTCGCGAACACCGAGGCGCCGCCGCCGGGCAGCGTGGTCTGGATGGGCTGCACCCATTCGCGACCGCCACCGGGCTTCCGGTTGGACTTGTTGACCATACCCAGCGCCTTGTTCTTCTGGTAGGCGAGGTTGGCCACGACTCCAGGAGCGTAGTGCTCCTTGAGCATTGGGTCGAAAGACGTGAGGTCGAGTGCCATTCTGAGGTCTCCATCACGAGGATGCCGACCTGGTCACACGCGCCGATTACTCGTCGGCTGGCCTCGTTGCGAACGCGGCGCGCATCTTGCGCCGGCTCGCAGCTCGGTGGGCCTCCATCGAGAACTTGCCGTCAACCAGAGCGGAATTGCTCGGAGGCGGAGTCGTCGTGGCTGACGCCTGGGCGTTCGTGACGGCGCGCGTGCTGCGAATGGCCTGGGCAGCTCCTGGTGCTCGCGTCGCGTTCGTCGCAGGTGCTGCCGGCTGAGCCGGGGCCGCGGTGAACAGGTGCTTCCGCTTGTCGTGCCAAGCGGTGCTTTGCTTCTGCAGGTGGTCGTTGGCCCGTCGCGCTGCCTCGACCCAGTGGATTTGCTTGCCCTCGGTCTTGAGGACGTGGGTGTAGACGTCGACGATGAGCGAGGCGCCGTCCTCTTCCGCGGCGAGCCATGGGAACGCCGACGTGTGCTCTGGGGTGGCGAGAGCCTGGCCGATCGCCCGCTCTGCCATCTGGCGCTGGCGTTGGGTCTCCTGCTCTTGCGCTCGAGCGTTCATCTGCTGTTCGCGGGTGCCGACCTTCGCGAGCTCGCGCTTGGCCTGCTTCAGGACGCGCTTGCCCTCGAGGGCCTGCCGAGTTGCATCCGTGAGCGGCACTCCGAGCATCTGCGAGAGGCTGGTGATGAGATCTCCCACCTCAGCCTTCACGTCGTCGTCGGTCGCGGCCCCGGTCCATTTCTTCAGGAGCTCCACGACCGCCGCATTGGGGTCGGTGAAGTACCTGTCGCCGAGCGCAGCGATGTCGCCGGTGCGCGCCTGCTCCTCGACCTGGGCGGCGCGCTTGTCGAGCTCATCGCGGACCGCGGCTAACTTGCGGCGCTCCTCGACCACGCCAGGGTCCAGGGAAGGTGCCGGGGCTGCAGCGGGGGCGGTCGGCGCCGCGGGTGCGTGCGAGGGGGCCGCCGGCTGACCTGCGGCGGATGCCGCTGCGGGCCCCGACGGGTCCGATTCTACCTCGAGCGCAGGCTCCATGTCACCATCGCCGTAGTCGCCGAGCTGGGGTTTCAGCGCAGCGGCGGCCTTGGCGAACAGCTGGCGCGTCTTGTCGCTGACCGAACGCCCGCTGCGGCGCGATCCCTGCGCGTCCGAGAAGCTCTCGGAGCCGCCTTCGATGGCATCGCTCGGGTCTGAGTCATCGCCCGAGGTCTGGCCTTCGGGCAGGTCGTCGGCCACGTCGATCGTGGCCACCAAGTCGTCGTTGTCGTCGCTCACAACGGGCCTCTCACGCCATGGAACGTGGAGCTTCCGCCACGCGGAAGTACATTGAGATGGACGATCACCGGCTCGGGGTCATCAAAATTTGCTACGAGACGCGTGTTCGGGCCAGTCGGCTGACCCTGACGGCGAGGCCAAGGTCTTGCCTCCATGGCCCCCGGGATGTCGTCCTCGATCACCGGGTCGGCATACACGCCATGCTCACGTTGGGGCGGGAGAACGATGCAAGTCTCGTCATCGCTCCACTCATCGTAGTCAACCACGCCATTTTCTCTACTCATGCCATTGCTCCTGGCATCCCTGGAGGCATCGGCATTGGACCTTGCGGCATCGGCCCGGGCGGTCCGCCCGGCGGGATGCCTGGTGCCGGTGGGCCGCCGGCGCCGAGGCCGGGCTGCAAGGTCATCGCGTTCGGCTGCGTCGTGGTCTGCACGCTTTGCGCGCCGGGCAAGCTTGGCGAACTCGCGCCGGACGCCGCCATGTCCATCTCGCGCTTGAGCAGCTCCATCCAATCGCGGTAGCGCTGAAGCTCCGAATCATCGGCACCGCACGCCATCGCCTCGTTGTATTCTCCCTTCGCGAGTAGGAGGCCGAGGGAGAGATTCATGTGCTCGTCAGGCTGCAGGTCGTAGAGCGGGATGCGCGAGTCGGCGAGGCCCTCCATGATCCGCTGCAGGTTGTGGAGCGGTCCGAGCACGGACCGGTTCATCCGCTGCAGATCTGGCTCGTCGAACCCGTCGGCGACGACGGACGGGTCAGGGATGAGCCCGTTCTTGCTGAGGGACTCGATGTACTCGAGCCGGCCTCCGCGCGTTCCCGGGATGAAATTCTCAGGCTCCATGTACAGGTGGTAGTCGCCGCCGTCGATGTCGACCTTCCCCCAGTCGGTCTCGCGGATCCAGGTGGCGAGCTCCTTGGGGGCGAGGTCTCCGGTTCCGGAGTGGGCCTCGTTGTACATGGCGCGCGCCTCGTCGATCTGCGCCTGGGCGAGATCGCAGATGGCTGCCTTCCATCCAGCCTCGACGTGAGCGAACCGGTCGCTCTGGATGTCGTCCATCGAGTCGATCGCCTTGCCGCTGGCGTTGCTGCCGAGCACGTTTTTGCTCGCTGCCGCCATCTGCCCGATTCCGCTGATCTCGTACGCGCGGTTGATGTACCAGTCGAGTAGCTGTAACGCCTGAGCGACCTGCGGGTTGGGCTGGAGGAACTGAGGCATGGCTCCGTCGTACTCGACGGTGACCGGATGCCGCGCCTTCAGATGGTGCTTGTTGATGTTCGACGTGCGCGCGGTGAACAGCTTGAGTGCGGACGACCAGTAGTGGCCTTCTTGCGAATCCTGGGCTACGCGGTTGACGAGCGCCTGGATGCCGCAGAGGTCCTCGACCAGGCCCTGGCCCCACATCTCGTCGATAGGAGCCGACCAGTGGCAGAACACGAGCGGGAACCGGGGGCGCCTCCACTCCTCGCGGAGAAGCACCAGGCCGCGGATCGCGATGACGTGACATCCGTCGTCCGCGTCCGGACCGCTGGGTAGATGCCAGATGTCGGCGACCTCGACGTGGTCGTTGTAGCCCGGACCGTCGTAGGCGTAGGCCATCCACGCGTCGCTTGCCTCGTAGGTGGAAGCGCTCTCGATTTGCTCCTCGAATTGTTCGAATTGTTCGCAGAGCACGCTCTTGGGGATGGGCTTGACGTGCGCCAGGCAGCGCGGCATCCCGTATCGGGCCTCGCGCGGGTCGTGCACGATCTCGTAGCGCGGCACGTGATCGACGTCGGTGTCTCCGCCATTACGAACGACCTTCCAGACCGCGGTGCCGCGGATGAGCATCGCCCTGATCACGTCCGGCTTGAGCCGCTCGATCTTCGCGGCTCCCATCTTCCGTCGGATGACCCGGCTGACGCGCTTGGCGAACAGCTTCTCGCTCCACGCTGCATCATCCGCGCTGATAACCGGCATGGTGCGGCTCTTGGTGAGCCGCGCGGTTGCCGTGTCCACCATGGACCGAGCGATGTTCAGGTTCGCCGGCGACTTCGAGCTCTGGCGTAGCCACGCCTGTTCGTCGTTGCCCAGCGCGCCGAGCGGCCGGCCCTTGTAGATGGCCTCGTGCAGCATGTCGCGTAGGCCCGAGATGCGTCGACGCTGGCGGAGCCGGTCGATCCACGTCCAGACCGAGTTGGCGATGGTCGCCTGCTCGGCGTCCTGGCCCTCTGGCAGCATCCAGAACCTGGTTGCCACCTCGCGCTCGCCTGATTCCTCGGAGGGGCGCCGAGCCCGAATCGCCGGGGTCGCCTTGGCATTGCGCTTACCCTGGGTATGTCTGGCCACTCGGGTAGAGGATTCAACCCTGGGTCACAGAAGTCAAGCGGATTCAGTCCTCTTCGTCGTACACGTCCTCGGCCTTCGTCTCCTGCTCCACTGCCGCCAGGAGCTCGCCGCCGAACTGCTGGTAAAGGCCTTGCTTCGCCTCGGCCTCAGAAGGAAGCGGATCTGACGCTGG